GTGCATTTTATGTACGAGACATTATTTAATTTAAACTCAGCCCACGCATACTGCGTTACGGGGCTGAGGTGGTCTAAAGGTTTAAAGAATAGGTATATAGAGAATAGTTATACTTGACAGACAGATCGGGATGAGGCGGATAGTTCTCGCCCTTTGAAGGTTATTCCATTATCCTTTACAGGACTATTTTTGGAACACTACTTCACTACTCTAAAACCACAGAGTAGCCTGTTTCTGTTGTATAGATAGAGTCGGAAAAAGGAACGTACATAATAACTAAATTATTTATAGTTCTAGATTCCCTCTCCGATATACTAAGGTATTTCTACTTAGGAAGATCCCTTATTTTCATATTCCTATGATGTAAGTTAAAAGGGACTTTGTCTATATACATATAGACACTTTCTCAGTCTTTCCTCAGTCCTCTAATTACAGTAGGTCTCAGATCTACAGGTACACTGCTTGATTGGAGATTATCTATGTAGTTACTTGGTATAGTCAAATGCAAAGCATCGGAAACTATACGAGGGTTCACGGTGTAGCTGTGAGCTTTCGCTTATCTTCCTTTTCGAATTACTCTCAAGCATCTCTAAAGGAGGTGTTATGATTAGATCGAGTTTCACTTTGTGGATTCTCTTTCAGTAATAGCTTTTGTTAACAGTAAACCAAAGAATTTTTAATATTTGATGTAAAATTGCTACAACTAGATAATCATACTCTTTGTCGTTTTAAAACGTGTCATTGCAGACACAGGAATCAGCTTCCATAAGAGGAGATAACAAATTCTCCCGATTCCAAAACTTCGGAGAGTCCCGATCTCTTGGCTTACTACCAAGATTTGCTAATAAATGCTTAGCCTCCTAGACCCTTTCTAGGGGATCCAGTGTCCTATTCTTTAAACCGCAAGAGCCGTAGAGGTCACTTTAAACTTTAAGTGGCTTATTAGGCTTCCCTAAAGTTTTCGTACCAACCAATCGTGTGTATACTGACCGGAATTGATCAGCTAAAGCTAACAGTTTTACATTGTTTAAATGTAAAATTCGGTCTCCCGAAGGACGAGGTATATCCTGGTCATCTGTTAGGAGAGAGATCTCATCATCGAGTTGATTATGAATGTCAAAAAGACTATCTACTTTAGAAACCACTGATTCTTCTGTATTAGAAGTATTCAGGAAGTCTTTAAAATTAGATGGTACCTCAAGAAGAGAACACTCATAATCTTCTCACATGTTACGGTAGAACTCTGTGAAGAGTTCAATCAGGGCTCACTTGAAAGGATATCACTGAATGTTATCCCATCGAGCGCCTGCATCCACTTTGGCACGATCCTCTTGACTCTGACGTACCTTGTCCGATGGTTCAAATTGAACATACTGATTTAATAAAAGTTCAACTTCATCCATAGTTCGGGGCACTGACGGAGCTGGGATTGTACTATTTATTTCTATATATCTTTGATATATGAAATCTAATAGTAATGGGGTCCCTTTCACTCCTATAAAAGTATTGGGTCTTGTACTCAGTATCCATTTGGACATCGAGTCGAACCGAGAAAAAGGAGATCCAGGGATGGTTAACATCATTATTAACCGAGCTATCGTAGCACTTATATTGGTAAATATACCAAATGCTTTCGATACAGCTTTATACCCATAGCCATAAGCTGATAGAATAGCTGTGATCGATAACTTAGGATTACTCATTTTAAGATTTTTAATTATAGAGAGTAAACTTTGGATATCTACCATAGCCATACTTATCTCCTTGAAACTTACAGGAGATACGTCTACGCCTCTTAGGATGAATCGTTTAGCAAATTCAAACGACCCATTATTTGAAATAATCGATTTAAATATATTAATGGGACATCCTAATTCTCTTATTAAGGTTAGGTATTGGTCAGCAACTGCTTTGTTACCGATTACAATATCATCTCCTAATACTAGATAAGTCTGGAATCTCTCTGAGAAACCAGCTCGAGACGCAGCTATCTGGACAATAACATGGTGAGTGATGGCTAAGAAGACTCAGGAACTTAAACAACCTATTGGTTGTCCAGTGGCATACTTGACCGCAGTCACCAGACCTTTAGAGTCTATTAAAACGTTCTCTGTCCATTCGGGTTTAATACCTAAAGAAGATAGAGTTCGTTGGTGATCTTTAAGCCCGGGTGGTAATTCATACCATCGGTCAGTCAAGAGTCGACGCCAATCCTGAGCGATCTTCTTATCTCCACTCAACACTTCAAGAATTAATTCCTGTAATTGCATCGGTAATCGATCGGTGGCCGCTGTTAGATCAAACGAAAATACATCAGTGATGTTTTGATCTTTCAGCATTTGAGTGAATTTTGCTACTGAACCTAATTGGTCGAAAGTAGCATCCATCGGGATATCTTTAAGGATACCCTGAATCGCTTTATGTAGAGGTCTTATCACTCATTGTGAGAAGGCATCTACCATGGCGAACACTCTGACTTTCCCCGCAGGTTCGATTTTTACTCCTAAACGACCAATATGTCCTTGAGATAGGACAGATGGAAGTCGAGGAAGTAACTCAGAGAAATATACTGTATCTTTCGTTCTACCAAGTGTAAAAACTTTGTAAATCGAAGATAAGTGGAAACTATGAGCGAATCTACAGAGAGAGTTAATCCACACGTGTCCTTGTTGAAATAAGATATTTCTTACGGACAGCATTAACGATACATGATACGTACTCGGAT